TTTTTCTTTGTCATCGGCAGCTTGTTTTGCTTCCAGTGCTTCTGCATCGGCTTTTGCTTTAGCATCGGCAGCTTGTTTTGCTTCCAGTGCTTCTGCATCGGCTTTTGCTTTGGCATCAGCAGCTTGTTTTGCTTCCAGTGCTTCTGCATCGGCTTTTGCTTTAGCATCGGCAGCTTGTTTTGCTTCCAGTGCTTCTGCATCGGCTTTTGCTTTGGCATCAGCAGCTTGTTTTGCTTCTAGTGCTTCTGCATCTGCTTTTGCTTTAGCATCAGGTAGTTGAGCCTTTGTAGTCTGTAACTCTTCAGCATCAACATCGATCTCGTTGATATCAACTTCAACTATTGCTTCTCCTGGAGAAACAACCTTTTTATTTGCCAATGTTCTTGCATGACTACGGGCTGTATCTTCTTTATAGAATTGTTGGCCATCTGATGTAGTGAAATGTTCAGCTATATTCATCTTAAATTGATTTTTTGAATTTGTAAATTAGATAGATCAGTCCCAGGGCAATCAGAAAAATAAAAAATCGACCACACCATACTTCTGTTTGTTGCCAGTAGTTTAAAGGCTTTTCGTAAGGAACCGGTATTGTTTTTGTTCCCTGCTTGTTTTCTGATATGTAAGTTTCTTTCCAGGAGGCGAAGAGCCGTTGTGCTTCTGCCTTACAATCAACGCTTAGTTTATTGTCCTGAATATTTACATCCGGAGGTTTTAGGTTTTTCCCTGGTGTTAAAACGGGATCTCCTATTATTTTGACTTTTCCGTCTTTACATTCTAACCATGCGCTATAATAGCTGCTATCTTTTTCGGTCAACAAAACGGTGTCTCTAACTATTACTTTGGTTGTAATTGTGTTTACTTCGGTTGTTGTTGATAAAGGAACGCTGTTACTTTTGCAAGAAACCAGCGTTCCGATAAGCAAAAACAAAAAACAGAAGTAAAATGAGCAGAGTGTATTTTTAATATTTTTCATATTTAAATGCTTTTTAAATAGGCTTTAAAATCTTATAAAACCTTTCATTTGTGATATTTTACGATCATATCTTCGTGCGACTTCATAACCCTCTCGACTTCCATCGTCGTTGGTGTTACCTTCAATTGTTTGCAGTTTGCCATTTGGCAAAATCTTTTCTACAAAGCCAGTGTGTCCATTGCCTTTGCCAAAATCCATAATAAAGAAGTCACCCGGCTGCGGCGTGGTAACTCTTAGTTTTTCCATTTTATTGAACATTGCTAAAACACCGGCTGTTTGGGCTAATGGATTACTAACATTTAATTTTATTGATGCTTCTTTTACAGACCAATAAACGAAAGCCATGCACCACGCGTAACCTTTTCCTAATCCCACTGATTTTAGATATTTTTCAACCGCTGGTCCAGCATTGCTGTTTTTGGGTATTTCTTGTACGCCGATTTGGCTTTGGGCTATTTCAAGTGCTTTACTTCGTAGTGTCATGGGGTTTTCCGTTTAGTTGTTTGAACTTTTGCAACTCATCTACTAACTGCTGATTTATAAGCATTAATTCCTTGTGTTGGATTTCCATTCCTTTGATAGTCTCGTAAGCTGCGGTCAATCTCGTTGCCATATCATCGAGCATATCTCGGTAATATTTAACAGCCATTACGGCGTTATCAAGTTCAGCTGCTCGATCTTCTGCGAGCGATTTGCGTTTTGAAAAGAACCAGGTAATTAATGCTGCGAAAAAAGCAGTTAGAGTTGGGTATACAAATTGTTCCATTTAATCGTTTTAAAAAAAGGCTCTAATAATTGGCTTTAAAAAACCATTAGAGCCTTTTGCATATTTATATCTCGTTTATGTCTTAAAGGATCGCTCCGATTTTCTCAGCTCTGAAAGGAGTTGCTAAGAAATAGTGACGGTAAGACAGATCATTTGTTTGACCAGATGGATTTGCTGAAGCAGGCGCAAAATACTGATTTGTATTACCTGTTTTCTTTGCAACACCGCCCAATGAAAAAACAATCGAACCCGCCTTGTCAGTTCCGGCAGGTACAGAGCCGAAAGCTTTTTTTACACCCGCAGCCGTATAGTATGGCATGTTTTCGTAGGTATATAAATGAAATCCTGCGATCTTCGGTGCTGGCATTCCTTCTGTGTAATTGATCAGTTTATCACCAAAGTTTTTACGGTCTAATAACAAATCGTTCCAGTGATCTTCCGTTAAAACCAAACGTCTGTCTTTTAGAGGAAACTTACCTGACTTACAAACCGATTTAAATTTTACTAAGTCATCATAAGTCAGTCTTGGACGGGTACCGTCCATTAAAGGCGCATCAGTCCCATTCACACCCGTAGCAAAAAACACCGGGGTTTTGGTAGTATTTGTCTGTGGAGCTATCGAGTGGATTGCTTTAGCATATTTTTCAACCAAAATTGCTCTTACACAACTTTTGGTTACAGTGTCTATTTTATCATAAGACGCTCCCAATATCTGATCATCAGAAACCGTTACCACTTTAGTTTGGTACTTATCCAGTGTAAACTGTAAATGACCATCTGTATACTCCTGAACAGGAATCGGATAAGTGTTATTGTTGACTAATACGTCAACTTCGAAGTCTGTTGCAGCAATGTGAATAATGTTTTGTTCAGTTGCTGTGTTTTTACCCAACTCACTAACATCAGCATCAAGTTCGGCAACTCCATCTAACCATGGAGCCTGATCCGCTTCATCTAGGTTTTCGATCACGCGATCTAACCAAATTTCTGGGAAATTTAATGGCATATTTTATTTTTTTGTGTTAAACAATTTTGCATACTCATCTGGTTGGGTAGTTTTAAAAGCCAACTGAGCATCCAGACTTAATTTTTGAAACTCTTCTTTAGTTGTGGCACCGCCACCAACAGCAACGACTGTTTTATCTGCTAAAGTGATTTTTGCCGGGATTGAATCCAGTGTAGTTTTAAGAATTGAAAGGCTAACGTTTCCTAGCGCTTCGAACTCCGCTCTTTTTGGAGCTGCAAACTTTCCTGCTGCCTGTCCTGCATCTAGCGTTGCTTTTAAATCAGCAGCTACGGCGTTGTCTTTTTCAGTTTGCATGGCCAGTAATTTGCCTTTGCTTTCTGCGTTCTCTAATGATAATTTCAATACAGCTGCCTCAACAGCTTCAACATCCACTTCGGGCGTTGCTTTATCGAAACTTAAAGCTGTTAATACAGCAAGTGATAGTGTGATTTTTTTCATATCGTTTTTAGGGTTTAAATCCAGAGTTATTTTTTCGCCTGGTTCAGGCTGTAGTGACAAACACAATTGCTTAACCTCTTCATCTTTTAAGAGTTCACCAGATTGGCTGTAAAGACGAACTGAATTAGCATTTGAAGGAACTGCAACAATAGAACACTCATAAAGCTCACATTTAGTCATGATGAGTTCCTCACCGATAATTTGTAAATCTTCACGATTAAATGAGATTCCCATTGAGCATGATTTTATAAATTCACGATCAACTTTCCCTGCAACTATTGCGGCTTTCTCATCGTCCAAGTCGAAAACAGGTTCGCCAAGTAGTAAGTCACTGTCAACTTTCACGTTTTCCCATCGTCCCAGAACATTTGTAGTTGAGTTCCAGTGATCATTTAACATCATTGGATTTTTCTTGAATCGCTTCAAACTAATTCCAGATGTTACAATTCTGAATCCGTAACTATTTATTTGCGTTTGATCATTAAAAACAAATGGTTTAGGCATAGGCTAAATTTTGTGGTTATTTCATTTTCTGATGGCAAAGATTAGCAGTAAAAAAGCCTTAAAAAAAAATCGTGACACTCGCTGAACTCTTGTATAAACTGGTTGATTAAGGTTATAAACTCGCTGAACATCTTTTTTTTTGACCGCCTTTATTAAGTCAATTTTGCTTATAAAATCGACACTATGGCACTCAGAAAGGCACAGGAAAAGGAGTATGCAAAATCCTTATATATAGGTGGGGGATTAACTCAAAAGGAAATAGCTGAAAGAGTTTCTGTCACCGAAAAAACATTAGCAAAATGGATTAAGGAGGGTAAATGGGAAAATCTTAAAAAGTCATTACTAACCACAAAGCAAAATCAGTTGTCATTTTTATATGATCAGCTCGACTTTCTGAATACCGATATTTCGAAAAGAGAATTTAAAGTCGCTGTTGGGAAAGAAGCCGATACGATTATAAAAATAACCGCTGCAATTAATCGACTTGAAACTGAAACCTCAATTGGCGATACTGTAGAAGTTGCCAGAAACTTCATTGAGTTTGTGCGCCCACAAGATTTAGAGCTTGCTAAAACAATTACCAACTTTTTTGATGTCTTCATCACTGCAAAAATGAAATAATGGCCAGCGCAGAAGATAAAAAGTACTACGAATTATGGCAGCAGTTTCGGGAGAACACCCGAAAGGCAACACCTATTGATTTAACGGAAAGTCTGGTTGATAAACAAAACCGTATTTCCAAACTGGAAAAAAACCCGGAACAATGGTTTAAATACTATTTTCCTAATTTTTACACCTCAGAACCGGCACCATTTCATAAAGCTTCAACATTAAGAGTTTTAAAAAATCCTGAATGGTATATAGTTCGTTCCTGGTCTCGTGAGCTTTCGAAAACCGGACGTACAATGATGGAAGTTCTTTACCTGGCAATGACAGGAAAAAAGAAAAACATTTTGTTAGTATCTAGTACTTATGATAATGCTGAGCGTTTGTTACTTCCTTACAAATCTATTTTAGAAGCCAATAACAGGATTATAAATGATTACGGCGAACAGGAAAGTTTGGGAGCTTGGGAAGCTGGCGAATTTGTTACGAAAAAAGGTGTTTCGTTTCGTGCTCTGGGCGCTGGACAGTCACCTCGTGGAACTCGTAAAGATGAAGTACGTCCGGATTGTATATTGATTGATGATATTGATACTGACGAGGAATGCCGTAATGCATCACGAGTAAAAGCCAAAGTAAAATGGTTAGAAGAGGCTTTATATGGTACTCGTTCAATTTCAAACCCCTTATTATGGATTGCTTGCGGTAACATTATTGCTAAATATTGTTGTATAACCGAAATGGCAAAAGTTGCTGACGAGCACGAGATCATAAACATTCGTGACAAAACCGGAGTTTCTACATGGCCACAAAAGAACACCGAAGCTTTAATTGATCGCGCGCTTTCTAAAATATCATGGACAGCACAGCAAAAAGAATATTTCAACAATCCAGTTGCAGATGGTGATGTCTTTAAAGAGATTATTTACGGTAAATGTCCACCTTTAAATTCTTGTGATTCTGTCCTGGCTTATGCTGACCCGTCAACCTCTAATAAAGACAAAGGTGCCAGTAAACAAGCCTCTTATAAATCTGTGGGTATTATTGGTAAAAAAGGCGCTAAGCGTTACTTATACAAAGTTTGGCTTAAGCAAACTAATAATGCAACTTTCGTTAGTTGGCTTTTTGAAGCTTACGATTACCTGGTGCAAAACAAGGTAGATATTAAGAGAATTTACATTGAAAACAATTCACTACAAGACCCGCATTACGAGCAAGTGATCACTCCTGAAATCAAAAAAAGAAACAAGGAAATGGATGTGTATTTACCAATTACTGAAGACACCCGTAAAAAGCCGGACAAGTTTTTTAGGATCGAGGGTACGCTGGAACCGATTCACTCAAAAGGAAACTTGATTTTCAATATTGATGAAAAAACAAACCCGGACATGGTTGTTATGGAAGGTCAAATGTTAGGAGTGGAAGAAAATGCAAAAACAATGGATGGTCCCGATATGTTGGAGGGTGGCTGTTGGCTTTTAGAAAATAAAACAGTTCCTATGGAAGGCGGTTACTCTTATGGTTCTGTTAGTAATAGAAAATTTTAAAAATATGTTTTTAGAAAAAAATGATTTAGGAAGTGCCATTTATGGCTATCAGGTTGACCAGATCACCGAGGGAAATGACGATTTAGTTATGCAGGCAATTGGAGCAGCAATTCAGGAAGTTGGCGGCTATTTGTCCGGCGCATCATCTTATGACGTTCCTGCCATTTTTGCAACTACTGGAACCGCTAGAAATGCTTTGATTCTAACACACACCGTCACGGTTGCAAAATGGTATTTGGTTGAATTTTGCAATGCTGATATTATATATGAGCAAGCAAAAGAAAGATATGATAGAGCTGTGTCCTGGTTAATTAAATTATCAAAGGGAACTGTCATTTTAGACCTTCCTACAATTCCAATAAATGAACAGGAAGATGAATTGGACACTTTCGGTTGGGGGTCAAGAACAAAATTTAATCACGAGTAAAAATGGCAAATAGAAAAGTTAGATCACTAGCACGTAAAAATATAGAATTAGCGGCAAAAACAACAACTGTAAAATCAGGCTCTCCCGGATTAGTTAATCAAATTATACCGGTTGCTATGTCTCGCGTTCGTCAGGACGTGTTAACATGGAATACAGCATTAACAATGGCACGTAAACCTGAGAAGCCTAAGCGTTTTCTGTTGATGAATTTATACGATGAAATTTTTATCGATGGTTTATTGCGTTCACAGGTTGGGAATCGTTTTTTAAAATCTTTAGCGTGTAACTTTCAAATAACTGATAAAGCAGGAAAAGTTAACGAAGAGGTAACCAATTTTTTGCAGGATAAAATTTGGGTTAATGAAATCAATAAAGCAATCTTAGGAACGGTCACACATGGTCATTCTGTTATAGAGCTGGATTGGATAAAAAAACTTAACAACCAAGAAGTAACAGAACCGCAATTGGGAGCCAAACTTTTAAAAAGGCAAAACATTGATCCCAAGGAAGGGATTTTCTATCCTGACTATAGAGATGACAAAGGAACTGCATATCGTGAAATGCGTGAGTTTGGAACCTGGATTTTAGAGTTCGGAGATACTGAGGATTTAGGTTTGATGAATTGTGCTGTACCGCACGTTTTATTCAAGCGTTTCGCGCAATCCTGTTGGTCTGAACTTTGCGAGATTGCCGGCATTCCGCCACGTGTTATGAAAACCGACACGCAAAATATTGCGATGCTTCGAAGAGCTGAGCGGATGATGAAAGAAATGGGAGCCGCTGCTTGGTTTATTATTGACGAAAATGAAAAGTTCGAATGGGCAGAAGCCACGAAAACGGATGGCGCTGTTTATGACAATTTAATGAAATTTTGTAACAACGAACTTTCAATGCTTTTCAATGGCGCTGTAATGGGGCAGGACACCAAAAACGGCAGCCGATCCAAAGAAACTTCGATGCAAGAAACATTACAAACTTTAGTTGATAGTGATTTATCGCTTATTGAGCAATATTGGAATGCAGTGGTTATTCCTGCATTGATCAACATCGGCATTATCTCTGGAGAATGTGTTTTCTCATATCCTGAAACCGAAGATATTGCCCAATTGTGGTCAATGACAAAGGAAGCAATGCAGCATTATGAAATGGATATAGAATGGATGAATGCAACTTTTGGCTTAAAAATATTGAAGCCCAAACAAGCTGCATCAGCTCCGGCGACAAATCTCTCATTTGGCGAAGGTTTTTTCGTTTAAGCCCCAAAGTTTATAAACAGTATTTTGGGGCTTTACATAGTCGCTTAAATTTTCTGTACGATTGTAATTGTGAAGACTGTAAAACAGAAAAACAGACTTCCTTAACATTGGCAGCAGGAAGCAAATTTAAGACCGTTTTAAAGACTGTTGAAAAAGCATTTAAAAAGCTTCATGAAAACGGAAGCTATAAGCCTGACGATTTATTAAACACGACAGCTTATAAAAATCTAATTAAAGAAACTAGCTCCATTTTTGAATCTGCAATTGCAGACAATGACATTCCTGATCAAATGAGTAGAAGTCTTCAAAATGATACTTTTATTTTCTCAGGATTAAAAACAAATGCTCAGTTACTTGAAGCTTCAAAACTTTTAATGACTGACGACAATAAAATTAAATCTTTTAGTCAGTTTTCAAAAGATGTTCAGAGTATTAAAGAAAACTATAATCAAAACTATTTAGAAGCTGAATATCAATTTGCTGTTTCTTCGGCTCAATCTGCTGCTAATTGGGCTAATATATCCAATGATTACGATTTACAATACCGTACAGCTAACGACAGCAAAGTTCGTGATAGTCATGCAATTTTACATGACACAACACTTCCTGTTGCTGATCCTTTTTGGATTTCATTTTATCCGCCTAATGGTTGGCGATGCAGATGTACGGCAATACAAGTTCGTAAAGGTAAATATGATTCAAGCGACAGTAAAAAATCAATAGCAAATGGAGAAAAGGCAACTAGTCAGATTGATAAAGATGGTAAAAACAAGCTAGCAATTTTTAGATTTAATCCGGGCATGTCTCAAAAGATTTTCCCGCCTGAACACCCATACGCAAAAGTTAAAGGAGCAAAAGAAGTTGTTAAGAACTTACAGCAGTCAAAAAACATTAATCTTTCTGAATACATAAAAGGAGACTCACCCACTAATAAGGAAATGAAAGATATTCTTTTAAAGTATGCGAATATCTCACCGGAAGATTTTAGGAATGGTCTTGATGATGTGAAGTTTTTAAAATCAACTTCCTACATGATGCAACATTCGATGGCGTACAATCCAAGAACCGGTAACTGGGTAGGAGGTTCTAAAATAACATTAAGTAGTCACGAGTTTTCAAGTATAAAGTTCAATCCGTTAGAAGAATTTAGAGGAGGTTTGGCGGCTATAAAGAGCGGTAAGAAATTGACCTTTAACCAAGAATATTCTTTTGAAAGCTTATGGCATGAAATATTACACGCCAAAACTAAAACGCCACCAAAACAATTAACGACAGTTGGTACCAAAAACATGGAAACCATAAATCAATTTGTTGCGCGTCATACTTACCCGGAGTTTATGAAAAAACTTGGCGGAGAAGCAATTCACCAAAAAGAAATTTTAGATAACGGCTATGGTTATAAAGGCTGGATAACTGATTTTAGAGAAAATCTTAAAAAGAACAATATTGATGAAAAGAAAGCAGCAAAAGATTTAATGCCTTTTTTATTGGAAGATTATAGCTCTATTGGAAGTAAGGTAATAGAATATATAAAGGAAAATACTAAATAGCTGTATTTATGCAGTCAAAGCCTAAGCCTTCACTTTTTAATTTTTTAGGTAGTTTTTGCCAATATGTATTTGCTTTTTTCTGATCGTTTCTAAATTCAAACAGAACGGCCAAATCATAATACGCATTTTCTTGTGAAACAAGATCTTTATAAAGCTCTGGAGTGAGTTCTTTATCAGTTTCAATACCAAACTTTAAGGCCATAGAAAAGCTATCAAAACGAATGTCGTTCAGTTCTCCTGGGGTGGGATTAAAATTAAATATTGTTTCCATGAAAGCAAAATTAACATAACTATTTTGATTGACAATACAATAAACTATAAAATATGGATATTAAGGAACTGGAAAAGAAGATTACCAATGATTTAGCCGTGGAACTGGCAGAAGAGTTTGACCGTAATTTTGAACGTAAAGCATTTTTTAATGAAAAATGGCCAACAACTAAAATTAATAATAGTCGCGGTTCTTTATTAAACAGAACCGGTAATTTACGCCGCTCTATAAAGTATTCTATTCGTGAAGGAATGATTAAGTTTAGTAGTTCCTTGCCGTATGCATCGGTTCACAATCAAGGAGGTGAAATTACAGTAACGGCCAAAATGAAAGCTTACTTCTGGGCGATGTATTACAAAGCAATGGGAGGTATTACGACCAAAAAAAGCGGTGCGGAAAGTAAGAGTAAAAAAAACTTAAATCTTAGTGCTGAGGCTGAAAAGTGGAAAGGGCTTGCCCTGATGAAAATAGGTCATAAAATTAAAGTCGAAAAACGTCAAATTATTGGTGGACATCCAGAAGTAACAAAAATTGTTAAAGGGGTTGTTGAAGAAAATGTAAAAAAATTTAGTGAGGAATTAATGAAGCAATTTAGACGATGAAAGAATTTTTGGAGAATACACAAGTAAAGATTAGTGAAGTAATAGGAATCTCGTATATTGATGAAGATTGGGGGCAATTGGATGATTATTCGCCTAACACTCCTGTAAAATGGCCTTGCTGCTTAATCGATGTTACCAATATAGAGTTTAGCGATATCGGAAGAGATAAAAAAGCTACACCACAAAACAGGCAAGAAGGAAACGGTAATATGACATTAACTTTCGCAAATATGAAATTAACCAATACAAGTTTTAAAGCTCCACAAGGGCAAAAAGACAATGCCCGGGCAATACTTGATTTGATAGAAGAGGTACATGGAAAGATACACGGATTCGCTCCTGTAATAGGTTCTGGGAAGTTAATGCGTAAGTCTTTTAAACGAGTAAAACGGGATGACGGAATACAACAATATCAAGTCGTTTATACTATAGGGATGCACAATCTCTAAAAAGACATTTTCAATTGTTGATCTTTTATTTGTTCAAGCTCGGCAATTTCTTTATTAACCGGTGTGCAAAGTATTGTATGAAATGTCGTTCTTGAGATAGGATAAACAGGAAGAATGTATTTTCTTAAAATAACTGTATCTGGAATATCTTCTGTTTTATGACTTTTATACAAGTCCATAATAAGCCTGTAGCGTTTAAGCGTATTATATCTAATTCCGAAAGATTGGTTAGTTCGAGTCATATTGTACAAAAATATGTATATTTTTAATATCGTACAACTCAACTTTTAAGCATAAAAAAAGCCTCCATATTGGAGGCTTTTTTTATGAGTAATTGTGTATGTACCAATTGTTTTCTGAGATATTATTTTTATAAAATCTATAATCAAGATTTGGCGTTTTCTCCTTCAATTGTTGGCTTCTAAAATCTTCTATTGTTTTTTCTAAATCGACATTTGGTTTAAAAATCTTTTTCCAAACAGGGAACAAATCCAAGTATCTTCCAGAAACTTCATCAAACCTTAAGGCTCTAATACCTTTTTTTTCAAGTTCTTTATTTTCACCGGCACTATAAATATAGAACTTCACTTTGATGCATTCATCACAAATTACGAAAGGTTTAGCTTTTTTTTCTTTGTTCAAAGCATCAACAGGAATATAAACAACTTCATGATAGTTTTCAGGGTTGTTAGTAGTTTCGTCAATTCTTAAAAATTCAAATTTTGTTTTACTGTCTGAAACAACCTGATCTGCAAAAAATCTAGCCGTTTGATTATTTAATGAATCTAACGATTTTATATACTTTAAATCCTGCGCCTGGCTAAACATTGAAAACATTAAAAGTAAAACAATTGAAAAGCGTTTTTTAACTTGTCGCTTTTGTTCGATACGTTTACGATATGGCTCAAAAAAAACTTGTTCAGTTTGCGCTAGTTCATTAAACGCTTTGACAGTAGTTCCCATTGCCATTGCTAATTTTTTCAAGGCAAGAGATAGCTCTTCCGCCGTATGGCCTGTTAATATAATTTTCTGCATTTTCTTAACCTTTTAAATTAATTTCTATAGAATCGTGTTGATTACTTATACCTTTTCTTTGTATTGATTCAACTTGAATTGGTCTGCTTTTTAAGTGTAAAAAATCGATTAATTTTTCATTATCTAAACATGGCGCTTCCAGATGTGTTTGAAAAAAAGACGTTATACTGTCCGCTATCTCGTGACTTAAACCATCTGCGTCAATGCTTAAGTTGATCGTTATATTAGTTGTATTCATATTACATTATTTTTAAATCTGGCAATTGTTCCAAGGATAATAAAAAATCTATGATTTCTAATTCTTTACTCAAATTTATTGATATGGCATCATGAGTTATAAAAAGGGAATTATAGCTTCTTAATTTTGACAGTATCTCGCTATTGTCAAAAATTTTATTATTATGAAAATCAACAAGAAACATCCTTATTATAACATATATTTGAGAATATCTTGTAAATTTATTATCGTAACCTTCCCCCTCTACAAAGCCTAATGGAAGAAAATATAAATGTTTGTCTAATAAATTTTTGAACTGGTCAAAATTGTCTGTTGTACTCATGTTAAGTTTTTAGCTATTAATTATTCAAATTTATGTAAAAAAGATCAGATATAATAAACCTACAGCTACAACTGCGATAATATACAACCTTCTAATTTTTAATTTATACTTACGATCTATCTCAGCATGTACTTTTGCCAACTTTTTAAGATGATAGTCCCTTATTTCTTGATCTCTATCTGACATGTTTTCAAAGGTATTAAGTTGGTTATTAATTATTTTACGGATATCCGTATTAATATTTAAAATCTGTCCAATGAATGATTTTTCCTGAAAAACATTTATCTTCTGAAGCTTGAATAATTGGATAGAAATAGTTAAAAAAATCTTCCCAACAATCAAATCCGTCATTAATCGCCAACGCTTCCCTTTCAGGATAACCAAACAGTTCACGACCGTTTACTGATATTTCAATTAAATCACTATGGTTGTAAGTCATAAAAACGGATTGAGTTCTAACTACTGGCACAACCGGAGCAAAGCGAAACATGTTTTTTTTACGAACATTGATAAAGAAATCAATTTTATTTCCTTTTCCCCAACGGTCTTTTGGGTCTTCCCGAATAGTGTGTAGTTTTGGTTTGCATTTTGATTTTATATAAAAATTCATATTTGGAGGAACATGTTCTGGTGAGAAAGCAACCGAGTTGTTAAAAAATGGTAATCGTAATGCAGTTTGAATTTTCTCAACGAAATGTGTTGGTTTTCCGTTTAATTGTGTGCTAAATCCTAATATCATGGTTGTCCTTTTATAGCGTTAATAATGTTCCAGTTCGTTGTAATTAAGATGGTACATTCTTGTGTTTCCATTTTTTTTACACATACTTTTTCAAAAATTGAATCAAACTCATATTTTGTTAGTGCTGCGCTATGATTCCATAGTTTACTTTTAAAATGGATAAAGTGAGTTTCAGTTCCGTCTAGCTTACTGACATGCTTTTGTAATGCATAAGCGACAAATTGATCTTCTATTTTTTGTAGTGCCATGATTTTTATTTTTTACGGAGTAACCATTGTTTATATTCTTCCTGAAATACTTGTCTGCCTAATTGTGCCATACCTTCACACACGTTGGAATATCCTTTGCTTTTAGTGAATTTGAGTTTCATTGTATAGCTGTCTTTTGGAGCTGCAGTTTTTGGTAGGGCTATTTTTGCATTGACCTGGCTTTGCTTTAATAAAGATTGACTGATCAGGTATTGATACTTTTTACGGTGTGGTTTTGGGGTTTTTACAAACGGTGGTGCGAGTGTCCTAGATTCGAGTAGCTCATTTATGGTATGTTGAAAAACGTTGTTTAAAGAGCCTTTAAACATTATTTTAGTCTTGTAGATTTGAAGCGTCCAATTGCCTTCGCTATTGGCGGCCAAATGAAAATGGCCGCCGGAAGTTTCTTTTATAATATTGAGTAGTTCCGTTTCCTTGTCCATAAGATTTAGTATTCGTCGTTATATCTCTTTTGATTAAGCCAGGTAACTAAATGTGCTTTTGCCTGAGATGTTTTAACTAAAAACTCATCATATTTTTTAAGCGCATTGAAACACTTAATTTTCTCAACTAAGTTGAGTTTTTCATATGCTTTTTCGGAAGCTTCCTTTTTTACTTTTAAATTGTAAACTTTCCAAAAGGCTTCAAAGGAATAGTCGTTTAACACCATTTCAATTGTAACCAGGTGTTTGTATTTTGTCCAGATTTCCATTTCATTTTTAGTACCCGGAAACTGAACATTTTGTAATAGCTTTAGTACTCTTTTGCCTTTAAGGTTGAAAAAACTATAAATGACACCATCATCATTTCTATATTGAAAAAGCCATTCGTCAGTGGTTTCTTTAAAGGTTACTTTGTATGTGGTTAGCTCGCTCATTTTAAAAGGAATTTTATTGGTTTAATATGGATAAATGTTTCTGAAATCCGCTTCGCTTCCTTACGAAGTCTTTTCTCAGTATCAAAGATGTTCTCAGCTTTTAACGTTGGTTTTTTAAGTGTTTTCGTTTGTCTCATTACGCTAATTTTTGGTTTAGAGTTGATTGAATAAATCTTACTGCATTACGATCATAATCGTTTAAAGGATAATTGATCATTACTAGCGTGTATTGTTCTAAAAAGTGCGCTTCTACAAGTTCAAAAGAAAAAGAGTATGATTTTGGTTTAGTAAAGAGATCTGTTTGATCATGCTGAACTTCCAAATGTTTTTTCTGAAGCTTTAATGAAACTTTTTTTATTACGCTTCTTGCTACCTTTTCGGTACGCTCTTTTGTTGGTGTATTTGGCAATTCTCTCAAGATATAAACCAAACTTCCCAATTGTTTTACAGTTAACTTGAGTTTTATGTCTTTGATCATAATCGTTGTATTTAGTTATGTTAACATTCTGTTTTAGATTCTGATATTTCAGCACCACACTGGATACAAACGAGTATTGTAGTTTCGCAGGTGCAGACGGTGTTGAGTACTCTGATTTTTGTCTCTTCATGTGGACAATCTTCTGGGATGCTGTAATTTTCCATTTAGTGTTTTAGACCACAATTTGAACAGTATAGCCGACCGTTTTTTTCCTTTACTGGCATTTCAATTTCACATTCGAAGCAATACAACTCTTGCATTCCTTTGATTAATTTTGATTTCTTCTTTTTTGGTTTTTTCTTTAGTACCAAATACCAAACTGAAAAAGCGAACATAAATCCAGTCCAAAAGCAGTAAAACATTAACCAACGAATATCATTTTTAATTAATTCGTACATACTATTTATAAGTTTTAATTGCCATTGATTCAAAACAACTGATCATTTTTGAAAGTTCCTTTTCGTCCATTTTCTTTAAAGGCTTATTAACTGGTGATTTATCACTCTTTAAAAACTCACTAAGTCTATTTAAGTCTGCAACTTCGCCCCATTTTCCATTAGGCACAACCCATTGAACTGTGCGCAAATGTGATAGTATTGTTTTGTGCTGCTGATTATTATTGTCGAACAAACCCCAATTGCTTTTGCTGTGACTTCTTCCGCCTTGCACAATGATTTCAAGTTGTTTTTTTGGGTTTTGATAGTTGTCTACAGCGGAACCGGTTCCGCTGTAGACTTGTGGTTTATTTGGTGTCATAGTTCCTCTACTTTTTTAGTCGCATCACACCCCTTATCAAATCCTGCTTTATAAGCATCATCATTTATCTTTTGTAAATAATTCTGACCTTCTAATAATTTTTCAATAGTTGACGATACTGAGCTATTCTCAGGCACTTTAATGGTTTTCATTAATTCGTCAAATGCTTTTATTTTGTTGAAATTTTTCATATCCTTTATGATTTGTATATTGATTTGAAGTGTTTTTTTATTCTAGGATTTTTTATAACTACCTCTTCATATTTTTTAAATGCTAGAAGTTCTTTGTTTGATAAATCCTGTTTGCATGACCAGTTATTTAGATGGTCTCTATAGACCAAATGACCATTAACTTCGTATTGTTCGTGATCTGTTATTGGGATTATTTTTACGCTCATTTTTCCACTGTTTATAGATTGTTCTGATTCTGAATTTAAGCCACTCATTAAAAGTGGCTATTGGTTTACGGTTTGTCATGTAAAGCGCTATTGCCAATACCATGATCGTACTAAGATTCGACTGGTTCATTGTAAAACTCGAATTTGTAACCTTTTGAGAAATCAACTGAACTTGCAGAAAGCGGTATACTTGTCCTTGTACCGTCTTCAGCTATCAAAGTAGCTTCGATATACCAAACCGAGCGAATAGGCTTATAAGATTCTGAAATGATGTTTACACCGTCGGTAAATTCTACATCATCAATCTTCTTGGTTAATTTTTGCAGTTCTAAAACTCTACTTCCTTTCAGATTTCCTTTTGCATCCTTCTTTAGGAGATTAAAAACAATGTCAACAAGCGCAGCTGTGGATTCATTTGTAGCCAGGGAACTGATATATTTTTCAACTTTGGCGATGCCGGCACTCACTGTGTCGTCCCATCCGTCAGTAACCCTGTAACCGATTGTTATTTCAGCGCCCTTGCATGAAAATGTGTGTGACTGCTGTTTTTCTTTGATTCCGAACGTATCTGCTTTTAGCTTTAAAATATCTTCAAATAATTGGAACGCTTGCGTTTTAGCGTTTGAAATCATTTCAGAAGCTGCACAAAGCGTAAAAATTGCTTTTGGGACTGCCTGCTCTACAAGTTCTTTATAAGCTTGTCGGTCATTGGCTTTTTTTGAATCTACTTTGTTTAAGGCTTCTTTTAATTGTTTAGCTGAGAATTTTGTTAAATCAATTGTTTCTAGTGGAGTTGTTGTATTCATAATTGTATTTTTTATAATTAGTATATTTTTAAATGTTCTAAAAAGTTGCTTTGAGGATAACCTTTCCAACCCTGATCAATAATGCTTTTTAAACATTTTTCAATTTGTTGATCTAAGGAGACTGAAACTTCTGTAGTTCTCACTTGATTCTCTGATATTTCACCAGCTAAAAAACTTAAGTACTCATATTTGGACCCGCGCTCTTGGTTTATCGCAATTCGTTCTCCGGTTGTAAATACTGGCCTTTTTCCTTTTTCCTGTTCTGTAGTGCAGAATTGCAAAACCAGGTACAGTAACTCTAGTCTCTGTAATGTTTGGGTTTTAGTCATAAATTAGTTTTGGCTTAAGATGTTAAGAACCCGAGTTCCTTTTACTTTTCGTTTCACAATTGGAGTAAGTAGCGGCATAGGTCGAATGTTGAAAAGATTGAGTGTGCATTCACTGTAACATTTGTTATAGTCCGCTGCCGTTACGTTTGGATTAGTATATAACCTAGTCAGGTTAATAAACTCAGCTTCACATTTTGTCAGTTCTATTCTAAACCAGGCATTGACAGAACTGTTTGCCAATACCTGTTGAAATTGTCTATCCGTTACGGTAACACTAATACACCAATTGCTGTATAAATTAAAAATCATTGATTCGTACTGCTCTGGTGTGATTGCTAATTTTGAATTGATTATTGTCATTGTTTTTGTTTTTAGATTTTCTCTGATCCTCTTAATTTTTCGTAGCCTTCTTGCCAAACTATATAAGTTCCGCCATTGGGTCCTATTGTCCGTCCTTTGCACGTTGCTAAATATCCCGACACGAATATTTTTTTGTTTGCATCGTACATAATCTTCTTTTCCATCTCAGAATATGGATTACTACCAAGTGCCATTCCTGAGATTATTATTATTTTCCTTCGCTTGTATTTTCTTGTAAACTCAAAGTATTTTTCCAAGCTCTCGAAAAAATAAGATGCTGAATTAATTAGTACAACTTCTGGACTATTACGGCGATCCAAAAATTCGCACAGTTCCTTATAATTATAACTGGCAGCATAGTAATTGTCTTTAACATCCTGCATATTTTTAAGATTGGTTCTTTTGATAAAATCGTCATCATCCAGTTCCTCTTCAAGCTCATTGTGTATTGCTTTTAGCTCTTCACAAAGGGCTTTCACAATATCTAGCAATACACTACTTTTTCCAGAACCAGAACCGCCCCATACAAACCAAACACCTCTGTTCTGCGGATTACCAAATGCCTGATATAACTTTGGTGCAATTTTTTCGAAATCAATGAGCGTAACTTTTTGGTTAACAATGTTGCCGACATTCAGGGCTTTTTTCATGCAAACATCTGGGTTGGTAGGTTGAGTACTTTTCTAACAAATTGCTCGTTAAGCTTTTCTCCGGTTCTGTCCGCTTCACGTAACGCAGGTACTAAAGCATCATGTAGTTCACCGTAATTTTCACACACTCGCTGTAAAAATGACCTAAGGGGTCTGTCTTCTACATTTTCCAAAAATCCCTGAAAGTTTTTATCAATACTTGGTAAAACACGTATTCCGAATTTGATACGTCGATAGAACTGACGCATACCTGCCTTTTTACGTTTTCTTAGTTTATCTAAATTGTCAATCAATTCATCCGTACCGATGAGAACTATTGAGCAATGTCCTTTCAAATCGTCTGTAAACTCCTTCATCATTGAAAGTGTTGGTTGTTTCATATATTCACATTCGTCAAAAATCAATTGCGGTTTTAATCCTTCAAATTTTTGCTTTTGCATAAACTTTACGATCGCATTAATGTTTTTACTTTTGGTTTTAGCGTGTGCGATTTTGGCTTTGTCCAAAATTTTATCAATCAAGTCTGAAAGATTATCAGAACTACCAACTTTAATTATAAAAGTGTCAAGTGGATGCTGTGCGGCAAATAGGTTAGAATTAAATGTTTTTCCGCAACCCGTTTCACCTATTACAGGGTTAATTGTGCCGTGTTCTTTCGAATCTTCTAATATTGCCATCATAGCGGTCATTTGTTTAGTTACTACAGGTTTCCAATACGTTTTGGTTAATGCTAATCCAATAAATGAAGCCACTTTTTCAAACCATTTAGGGGCTATTTCAGTGGGACCAATCTTGAAACTTTTATTTCGCATGTTTGAGATATAAGCTTCATTAACTCCTGATTTCTTAACAAAGTCATTAGCTGACATTTCATGTTGTGATAAGTAGTTTTCTAACTCGTTTACAATTTACTTTTTTATTTCTTGTGTCATGGTCGTAGGTATTTGTTGATGTCTGTCTTTTGGTTATAATATTCATCCTGTTCTTGTTGCCAGGTCTTACTTTCTTTAATTTCGATTAACGTTTCTTGTCGTTGCAGTAATTTTGTTCCTTTGTGCTGTAAACGTTGTCGGCTTTTCTGGTCTTTATGTTGCCCCCTTGAATCGACGATTAAATGTTTTGCAAGTGTGTCATTCAGTAAAGGATTTTCGAAGAGATTTTCTAATAAGAGCGCATTTTCTTCACGTTCGTTTGTGATGTATTCAATTGCACGTTTATTGTAGTCACTCACTCGTTTTAACTGCCCGGCATCCGCTTCGTTTCGATCATCCAAAGCCATTGCCTGAATATGTTTTCTTTCTAATAAATACCGGTGCTTATTATCTTTACTTACTGCCAGAACTTGATCTATATTTTGCGAATCGTATAGTATTTCCCAATCCTGGTGCGCCTGTTTTCTGAAATCTAAATCAAAGCTGTCGTACACTTCTTTAGCACCGTCAATCCTTACGTTTAAACCTGATCCAACTAATTTGTTGGTGTGACCTGATTTTTTGCCTAAGGCTAACAGAAAGTTTTCTTGTGGCATTGTGAGTTTTAAATCTTCGGGTACATTTTCCCAACTATTGACATATTCATCTACCTTTTTTGCTCTTTCAGATCGAATGATACTTTCTAACTGCTGCCTGCATCCCTGTTCGTCCGGGAAATACTTGCTTATCTTATTGATCATTTCTGAATTTGGCTGATTTTTAGAACCACTATTAATGTTGTAACCGCTCCAATTGTCCATTAACCTGCAATACGCGTTGTTTAAATGACTGAAATACGGCTCAATGATTTTTGATTTAGCATTCTTAACCTTTGCAGGTGTATACACGTGTGCGCATGCCTGATAAACCGGAGTAAGCACCTTACTTTGATAATTATCACTTTGCAATTGTCTTGGATTCATTCTTTGACCAAATAATTCAGCTGTGTGGTTGATCGCATTTCGTAAAGCTTCTTTAATAAGCTCCGGTGATTCGTGAGAACCTATTGCATAACCAATTGGATATTTGTTGAAAGCATCCAGAACAACAACCAATGTTAACCTATTGTGATATGTCGTTGTAGAATATCCGGCTTTGTTAACAGTTGTATTTTGATATAAAAGTTCTGCGTCCCATCCGTCAAGTGTCCAATAAAGCATTGGAGCGCTTGGAGCTTGTCTTTTGTTTTGCATCAAAATATTATTTGACAATGCAGAAACACCATTGCGTCCGGCATAAATAACAAGGTTTCTTTCTTTTTTGCGGTTTCCAACGGTTTGAGCCGTAATGGTTGGCCACTTCATTTTTTCAGCAACGATGTTATATAAATTCGATACTAACTCATTATCTAAATTGGTGTGTTTCGCTAACAATTCATCTATCAAAGCTTCCTGCTCGCGTTCCTTTAATTTCAGAGCATTTTGCGTTCCGAACTTATCAGAAATGATACTGGCATAGCCTTCTTTCACATACTTGTTTACCTTAAATCTCAAAGAACTTTTTGTAGTTGGTAACTTGTGATCAACTTCGGTGAAGGCGTTTACATCGCGGCTTAAACTTTCCCAAATATCTACCGTTGTACAGCTCAATGTTTTTAAATACTGCTTGCGATTCGTTTTCATCAGCAGTACTGTGTTTAAAACTGAGGCCTGAAACACATATTTTTGAATTACTGCCGGATCAAGTTTTATATTTTCGCCATACTTATAGTCTATATAAAAATTAAACGCTTCACGATCTGCGATATAGTGCTGAGCAAACCAACTCTTTTTTATTTCCTCGTTTGGTTTTCCAAACTTCACCGCTAACTGATCTTTCCAATCCTGAGCGATTGATGAAAGTAAAACCAGAGCGTCACAGCCTAATGATCCGCGACGTAATTCAGTTTCAGTACTCTTTTTAGAATTAAGGCGTTTGTATAATGCGTTATAACTAATAAGCTTTAAACTATCGGGATGAAAACATCGTTCGAAACGATCATATACTAAGTATTTCATTTTTACACCTAGTTTCTTGTCGTGATATTCGTAAGGCGTTTCCAAACTAAAGTGATTTTAAAAGTTTTGTAACTGCATCATACATTGTCTTGTATTCTTTCTTGACCGTCTCACTCATTTCACTTTGGCGGTTTCCCGCTAAACTCATTCTGATGAATCGTAGTGATAATCCGTACTTTTCTTTAATACGATTAAGGATTTCCGTATTGTGGTTATTTTTCTTTTGTGTAAGTTTGTCCATGGTGTAGTTTGTTCCTTTTAATGGAACAAATATATAACCTATTTTCTATTTTACAATATAAAAATAACCTTTTTTCTATTTTTCGCATGAAAGCAATTGACAGACTGTATCAATACATTGATTATAAAGGCATTAAGCCAGGACCATTTGAGAAGCAAATAGGGCTCTCAAACGGGTATTTGAGCAAACAATTGAATAGAAATGCAGATTTAGGTGAAGGCATAATAACTAAGATAATAGAAAATTGTCCAGATTTAAGCCCATTGTGGTTTTTGATGGGTACAGGAGAAATGACAAATAATTTTCCAACACCAGAAATTTTTGATAAAAAAAACGATGACGATCAATCAACCCAGAAAGTTTTTAAAATGAAGACAGATAACTTAGTTCAAAAGCAATCTGTTCCATTATATGATGTACAGGCATCGGCTTCTGTAGTTGCATTATTTAGAGATCAAAAGGGACAAAAACCAATTGATCATATTACTATTCCTAATTTGCCTAAATGTGACGGTGCTATTTATGTTAGTGGAGATAGTATGTATCCTTTGTTAAAGTCTGGTGACATTGTAATGTACAAAAAGGTCGAAAATGCTCTGGATGCTATATTTTGGGGTGAAATGTATCTCGTATCAATAATTAATGACTACGGTGACGAATTTGTTATGATCAAGTGGTTACAAAGATCGGAGCAAGGCAATGATTTTGTAAAATTAGTTTCTGAAAACAGACACCATCAGCCAACCGAGTTTCACATCAAAAACATTAAAGGTTTAGCGCTAATTAAGGCTAGTGTTAGAATTAATTCAATGTATTAATTATTACATAGTTGAAAATCAGGATTTTACATACTTTTAATATATTATTTAGTGTATTACGGGGGGTGTTTCAAGCTCTTTTTTGACTATTTCATGCTAATAAATGCATTTACGGGATATAGTAAAGTTATTTTTAGTACAAGATTTAGGCTACCCATTAGGCTACCCATTGGGCTACGCATTACTTAAAAATCATCTTTTTTGATTTATACAATAATCTACTTTAAACGCTTTAAAAAGACTTAGTATTCACAAACCATGCTATCCAAAAAACACCGTATTTAACTGATTTCACGACCTTTTACGGTATATTTGTCTCGTAACTATAGTTAACCCTTTAAATAGTACTTTAAATCATTTTTAAATGGTACTTAAATGGTATGTAATGGTATGTAATGCGCATTTCAAATATTTACAAAAAAAGCCCACACATTGCTGTGAGGGCTTGAATTTATTGGACATTTCGACCTTTTTTGGTTGTAGTGTTATTGTTTATTTTAATTTATGGCCTATAAAAATTGTACATAAGCATAATTGTAGAGATGCACAGCAGTGCATCTACGCAAAGTATATCGACAAAGAAGAAAAAAACTTAGAGATTCAGAGTATTTTTTTGCCACAGCATAAAATAATTTTGAATCCGTGTAAATCAGTAAAATCCGTTTTATCTGTGGGCAATTTAATATTAAATACATTGTGTAGACGCACAGCAGTTCGCCTCTACAATATAGATGCCGAAAAGATTGGTGAACTTTTGTATTTATAGAAACGCATCATTTTAAATTTGTATAATTGTAGAGATGCACAGCAGTGCATCTACGCAAAGTATATCGACAAAGAAGAAAAAAAACTTAGAGATTCAGAGTGTTTTTTTGCCACAGCTTAAAAAGATTTTGAATCAGCGTTAATCAGTAAAATCCGTTTTATCTGTGGGCAATTTAATTTAAATACATTGTGTAGACGAACAACAGTGCGCCTCTACAATATATACAACGAAAGATTGCATATAAAAAAAGGGATAAACAATAAGTTTATCCCTTTTATATTTTAGTTCAATAACAAAACTTAGTACCTCAGAATCTTAGAGCCTTAGTACCTTTAAAAAATTATTCTAAAACCAATGCTCCCAAAGCTTCTTTACTAAAACCTTTCAATTCATCAGTTTTCCCAGCTTTGATTTTTGCTACCCAATTAGGGTCAGATAAAAGAGGTCTTCCTACTGCAACCAAATCAAAATCGCCTCTGTCGAAACGTCTGTTTAATTCTTCTAATGAAGTTGGTTGAGAACTTTCTCCTGCAAATGCACCAAAGAAATCACCAGAAAGACCAACAGAACCTACTGTAATAGTTGGTGCTCCGGTTACTTTTTTAGCCCATCCTGCAAAGTTCAAATCAGATTCTTCGAATTCAGGTTCCCAAAAACGACGTTGAGAACAGTGTAAAATATCAACTCCTGCATCAACAAGAGGTGTTAACCATGCTTCTAATTCCTGTGGATTTTTAGCCAGTTTATAATTATAATCAGAAGGTTTAAATTGAGAAAAACGCATGATAACAGCGAAATCATTTCCTACTTGTTTTCTGATTTCCTTTACCACTTCAATAGCAAAACGATTACGTTCCGGAAGTGTTTTTCCTCCGTAAATATCCTCACGTAAGTTGGTTTCGGCTCTAAAGAACTGGTCAATCAAATAACCGTGCGCTCCGTGAATTTCTATCGTATCAAAACCTAATCTTTTAGCATCGGCGGCAGCCTGGCCAAAAGCAAGAATGGTATCTTCAATATCTTTTTCGGTCATAGAAACACCATTTCTAAAATCAGGACGGTTTAATCCCGACGGACCTTCAAAAGGAACCGGTGGCACCCATCCAGAATGATGATTATCCATAATTCCCATATGCCAGATTTGTGGTCCCATAGCACCTCCGGCAGCGTGAACTTCGTCGATCACTTTTTTCCATCCGTTTAAAGCTAAATCCCCATGAAAATGTGGCACATTAGCATCATTAGATGATGAAGCTCTGTTGATAACAGTTCCTTCAGATAATATTAAACCAACTTCACCTTCAGCTCTTTTTTGGTAGTAAGAAGCTACTTCATCAGTTGGAACTCCGTTTGGAGAGAATGAGCGCGTCATTGGCGCCATTACGATTCGGTTTTTAAGATTTAACGTTTTTAAGTTAAATGGAGAAAACAGGTTGTTTGTACTCATAGTAATTTACAAATTAGATTGAATTAAGTTACTGAGTGCTTCAAAGGCACCTTCGTTGCGTTTATAGTAAGTCCATTGTCCAACACGTTTAGATTCTATAAATCCGGCGCGTTGTAAAATAGAGAGATATTCAGAAACAGTCGATTGCGTCAAGCCAGCTTTGGCTTGTATTTGCCCCACGCAAACTCCGTGTTCAAATCCGGCATGCTGGAGCTGATCCGGAAAATTGATTTCAGGTTCTTTTAACCATTCCAGCATTTGCAATCTGGATTTGTTGGAGAGTGCCTTAAAGATTTCTATTGGTTCCATCGTGCAAATATATCGACTTTTCCCGATATGCCAATTTACAAGATAATTATTTAATAAAAAATTAAGATGAAGGAAGGTGAAAGCGGGAGATTTTAATAAAGAAAATTTATATTTGCTTATGAAAATTAATCTCGCAAAGGCGCCAAGACACAAAAATAAAAGCTTATAAGAAATAAAACTTTGTGGCTCTGCGCCTTTGCGAGATTTAAAAAAAAACAAACCCCCAAATGAATAACTTAATCAAATTATGAAGAAAACTCTACTTATTCTAGGACTTTTATTGTGCATAATAACGACGTCAAAAGCTCAGGTTGTGGGAACCGATGTTGGTGATATTGCTCCTGAAATTGATCTTCCGGATACAAAAGGAAATAATGTGGCACTTTCCTCTTTAAGAGGAGATTTAGTCTTAGTAGACTTTTGGGCATCATGGTGCGGACCTTGTATAAAAGAACATCCGCAATTAATAAAATTAAACAGTACCTACGCAGGCAAGTTTTCTATTTACAGCGTTTCTATGGATACTAAAAAGCCGCTTTGGCTGGGCGCTATCGCAAGGCAAAAATTGACATGGACACAAGTA